CGCCTAAAGAAACAGTTGGCTAAAATCCAGCGATTCGGTTTTGCTGAAGGGTTGAAATATGAATGACCTAATTCCCGTGGAAAAAAACGAGATAGTCGGTAATTCCGACGACCTAAGTCGCGTTGTTAGGAAGGCTTTAGCACAAATTGAAGCCATTCTTGATATGGAATTGCCCGATACAGAAAATTCAGCTAAATTTTTATCCATTAAAAAGGACGCTGCAACTGCGATTATAAATGCCGGATTGAAGGCCGACGAAAACCGTTTTAGGCGCGAAAACAAAGACATTATTGAGCGCCTATTTGACAAAGTCAGGAAAGAGAGTAAGATAGTAGATAGTACAGTAAAACATCGGGGTTAGGTGCATGTCGGGGAAAAAAGTGTATATTATTTGTGCTATCGTTGCTTTAATTTGTATCTTTCTCAGCTATCACAAGCCGTATGTGTACCCCGAGCACCTAGATGGTATATACGAGCTAGACGCAATCATGCAGACCACCAACGGCACGGCAATATTTCCGGTCGAGGTCTTTGATAGTTTTGGTTTCAGTTATTATGACTGTCAAGCACAAAAAGAAAATCACGAGAGAAACCTGAGTATAGCTTCCTATATGTTCCACCTAAAATTTACGTGCGGTAAATACTACGGAGAAGAAATTTGAAAACCTCCAATGCTCGAATAGCCTTTTGGGATATTGAAACGAGTATGCTTCTAGTCGGCACCTTCGGCCTATTCGACCAGAATATTCCCTATACCAGCATCATTCAGGACTGGTTTATTATCTGCGCTTCTTGGAAACTAGCTGGCGAGAAAACCATTTATACTTCCAAAATCACAGACGATAAGAAACGGTTCAAAGCAGACCCCACAGACGATTACGTAGTGGTCAAAGCGCTTTATGACCTCGTGTCCTCAGTTGATATTCTCGTCGCCCATAATGGCAACAACTTCGACTGGAAGAAGTTCATGGCGCGGGTCATATACCATAAACTCCCGCCGATAAAACAACCTATTTTAATCGACACTTTGAATGCCGCTAGACAATCTAAGTTTACTTCCAACAAGCTCGGCAACCTCGCCAAGCATTTCGGTTTCCCCGATAAGCTGCCATCCAGTTCGGGAATGTGGGTCGGCGCTACGCAGGGCGACACGACTGAAATAAACCGCATGGCGCGGTATAATAAAGGGGACATACCCCCGCTGGAAAAGCTCTATGAGCGGTTGAAGCCTTATATGACGGGGCACCCAAATATGAACTTGTTCAATCCCCGCCGAAACGCGGCGACCTACACCGCAGGTGACGGCTGTCCGAAGTGTGGTTCTGAACATATACGCAAGAAGGGCGTAGAGTATTCCCGAACAGCGGCATACCAAAAATATCAATGTTGTGGGTGCGGGGCGTGGTTCCAAGGCAAGAAACCCCTAAAAAGGAGCGACTACCGGTGAAAAAAATCGTCCTTCACATGAAAGAAAAGCGCTGTTTGTTCGACGCAGACGGTATCTGGGCCGTGCTTCCCGCCGAAAAAGGGAGGGGCAGTATTATATGCGTGTCGCCTACGGAGTTCCTTCCCGTAGACGAGCCCGTGGAAGTCGTGGAAGACCTCCTAGATGAAGCTAAAATTGAACTTGAAATTGTCCCGGATAACGAACCCTAGTTTACAAAGACCCGCATTTTCCCAACAAAAACGGGCACTTAAACTTGTATTATTAGGTGTAAAATTAGTCCCGAAATGTCGTATATTTGCATGAATTTTAGACCAAAGATTAAAATATTATCTATTATTACCCGTAAAGGTACATAATGATCAATATTTTAACCATTATGCGCCGTTTTGGTTAAAATAATGATCATTACGTTACTTTTAGTACCCGTATAAGCTCCCAATTAAACCCAATCAAATCCGATTACTTCGTGGAACTTTCCAGCCGCCCGTGTCTGCACGGCGGCGGGCTCTTTAAACGGCACTCCTAGCGCTTCTACCACTTTGGTAGGGCACGGTAGCGACGACCGCGCTTTGTGCCATCTGGCGGCTTTCTCACGAGCAAAACCGCTGTGCTCATAGCAAACCCACTCCCGGAAAGGTCCGTCTAGGGTGTTGTATGTCACGCAAAGGCTCGGGGTTTTCCCTTCTTTTACGTGTATTTTATATGTAATTGAGATAACTTCGTGCCAAATAGGTTCTATCTGGTTCGACATGGCTTTCATGGTGCTCGCGGTTTTAGCAATATCCTTCCCGCGATCCGGGAATTGGTGCCCGCAATCTTGGCACTCCGCGACCCCGGCGAAGCATACCGCATTGCAGACGGGGCACAGCTTCACAGGCGCGTCACCGGGCACCACGCCCGCCCCGGCTACCCTATGGGCGTCCACGAGGTCAACGGGGCCTAGTTCTGATATGACAGCGCCGAAGTCTAGCAAGAGGCAGTCCATTTTGCCGGGGGCGGTACGCATCCCGCGCCCGGCCATTTGCACGTACAAAACCGGGCTGCGCGTGGGGCGCATAAAGGCCATAAGATCAATATAAGGATTGTTAAATCCCGTAGTGAACACTCCGACGTTCACTAAGCACCTCAAGTCCCCCTTCTTATACGCTTCGACTATTTTGTTGCGTTCTCCGGTGGGGGTTTCCCCCGTCACCATTTCGCAGGAAATTCCTCGGCTGCGTATTTCTTCCATAACGTGCTTACAGTGAATAACGCCCGCCGTGAACACGAGCCACTTCTTGCGCCCAGCGCCGTGCTCTAGGATTTCGTCGACGCAAGCGCGGGTCACGGGGTCTTTATCCACCGCCGCCTGTAACTGCCCTTCAACGTAGTCGCCGTTCCGCGACTTCACCCCGTCCACGGACATTTTTGTTTTCACGGTGGGGGTCACAAGGGGGCAAAGAAAGCCTTTTTCCACGAGGTACAGCATGGGAATCTGGTATGCTACGTCCGTAAATAGCCGCCCTTCTCCCTCGGTTAGACGCCCCTCGGTAGCGCGGAAGTTCGTGCCCGTATATCCAATTACGCGCAGCGCGGGATTGATTACTTTCAAGTCCTTGATGAATTTCTGATACATAGTTTGCGCGTTGGGGCTTATCAAATGCGCCTCGTCGATAATAACTATATCGACCGCGTGGGGGATTTTGTACGCTTTTTTATATACACTATTAATCGACGCGAAGATAGCCTGTCCGTCAAAAGATTTCTTACCGAGCTTTTGAGCGTAAAAAGACATGCGAGCGGCTGGCCACTGTTCCCGCAAATGATCAGCATCTTGGGTGAGTAGCTCCGTGACATGCGACACTACAACGAAATTAGTAGAAGGATAAAGCTCACAAGCGCGGCGAATAAACTCAGCAATAAGTAGAGACTTGCCACTTCCGACGGGTGCCACGATAAGGGGCATACCCTCGGCGTTTCGTTTGAAATAATCGAACGTCGCCTCGATTGCTTTAGTCTGGTGCGGGTAGAGTTGAAATGCCACATTTAATTACTCCCATGACAAATATCATAAAATCTACAATATTTACAAGCATACCAGTCTGGCCCGCCTATGCGTTCCGGCGGCTCTTTAGCCTCGATTATCCTCTTGGCTTTCTGCACAAGGGCTTCTGCGTATTCTTTATCCAGTTCCACGCGCAACGAGGTCACGCGCCGAAGCCCCGGGGTACAGACAGTCATGTATCCCCGCGTAAGCTCGGCGTGGTGCATCCCGCTTTGCATTTGGGCGTAGTAAACGGGGTTCCACCGCTTTAAGTCCGGGGCTTTCAAAAGGGCGTCAAACTTTTTGTCGTTCACGCTCTTACACTCCCACAAATGCGGCGTCTTTGGCGCTTGTTTCAGTCCAACGATAACCCCGTCCAAGCGCCCCGTAAAACGCCCCCCAAGCGACTCAAATTTGTATTGCTTGTTTTCGCGGTTCGGATCGTGTGTGTAAAGTGATATACCGGGGACTCGCCGCAAGTCTGCGGCCATCTTACTTTCATCATCGTGGCCATTCCTAAAAATACGTAGGGTTCCCGCATCGAATACCTCCGGTTCGTTAAGATTAATTTTGTACCACAGATAGCGGCTACATTCGTGGCCTATCTCCCCGAAGCCTATATTCTTTGACGCATAGGGTTCCTGCGCGGCTTCAAGTGAAGCGTCAACCGCTTGCAGGGTTGGGTCTTGGATTTCAGGAATTTGTACCATTTTGCTCCCCAAAAAAGAAGTTGGCGGCGGGGCTTTCAACCTTAAACAAGCCGCGCTGAGGGAGGCACCGCGCTTGTATCCTCTAACCACCAACTCTATAGCCCCGGCAGTTTATACCGGGGTATCCTTTGTAACCCCGTACTCGCGTGGGTTGCTGTTCTTCTTCTTTGCCCCGCGAGACGGGCCGTCAGAACTCCTAAGCGACATGCCCGCTTTAGCTAGCCCCTTTTTCTCGGCTTTTGTCGCATTTCTTTTCGTGCGCTTGTCGCCAGAAAGCGATTTGTCCGTCTTTTTCTTCTTGTAGAATGTCATTGTTATTTCCTTTGTTGTTGTTAAAAAGTATGCCGGGGTAGATCATCCCGAAGGAGTCTTGCGTACCCCGGCACCAGCAGACGCACCTACACGCCTTTCTTACGCTTCCACGGAGGGAGAGAGTCCTGCGCTTCTACGGGGGTAATTACATTTGGTTTACTCGGGCTGTCGGCAGATACAGTTTGGGTCGTCACCGGTGTTGCACCAGCAGCATAGGGCAAAAAACGAGTAATCTCGTTCTGCGGCTGTCCGGGGTGTTCCACGCCGTCTTTGGTGTACGGCTTCGCGGGAGATACCTTGACGTTGATCGTCATGCGCTTGTTGTGAAGTTCTTCGGTGTCTTTGATCGTGGTCTTGCCGACCGCTTTGACAATTTCGCCAAGGGTACGGAAAGCAATGTCCACGGCCTTCGGGTTATCGTTCTTGATATTCAGGCGCTCGAATAGCTTACGTCCCGCGTTCTCGCCGCCCTGAATGTCCAGTTCCAGCACGATCATTTGACCGCCCTTTTGAGTGTCTTTCAGTTCGCTTGCCACGATCATAGCCGTGTATGCTCCCGGCGGGATTGGTGTAAATTCTTCCCGCGCCGGTACGTCTTCTGAGTTAAATACGCCTTCGAGTTTAGCCATTGATAGTCTCCTTTTTTGGTTGATAAAAGAATGGTACGTGTTCCGCGATTGTAGTCCAGTACGCCCCGTCCTTGGTAAACGGTATTTCTGCGGGCAGACTATACCGATTTCCCGCCATAAACGCCGGTCGTTCTTCCGTGTACAGGACTCTTTCGCCCGTACCGACCGCCCGCTTGCGCCCGTCCTTTGACATGCCTTTTTCTTCTTTCTTGACGCCAACATAGTAGTTTGCGAAAAGAATAATATCAGAGTGCTCCATAAGCAAAGCGGCGGCGCTCTTGTGCAATTTCAGTTCATAGCGGTCGTAAATGTCTGTCTCCGGGTTCTCAAATTTCTTAATCTGCGCGTGGCCTATTTGAATAACAGTCATGCCGCGTTCGTCTCGAAGATAGTCTAGCACTTCGATATACTCGCGCCAAACATTGAGCGCTTGCACGTAGCCCTTGCCATACCCCTTCAATACTTCTTCAATGCTCTTGACGTTGTGCTCTTTGCAGACTTGCGCCCATATAAGGGGCTCCACCCAATCCACGGAGTCAACCACGGCGGTCTTGAAGTCGTGCGGCTGTTCCGCGAGCTGTTGCAGATTATGCAACACCTCTTGGTACGTATGGGCAAGCGGGAAGGCGTCCACGTTGATAGCGTCCAGCCCGTCCTCAGCCTGAATGAATACCGGGCGGTCAGCAAGAGAGGCGAACGTACTTTTTCCGCACTTCTGAGGACCATATATAAGGATACGCGGCGGCTTGCCCGTGGATTTTGAAGTGTTCAAAGCCACTATTCCCTCTCAATCTTAATCGACGTACTGCCCGGCGTAGTAGTTCTGTATGACATAAGCGCGTCCCTGCCGTCTTGGTCTTGTGCTTTGAATACCGCCTCTGGCACGTTGTATTCCACGCTGACCGGAGCGCCTTCTGCGTACAGCTTTTTAAGTCCCGCTTGATCCCAAGCTACTTTTTTGGGCGTAGTGAACACCAACTTCAGCCCGCCAACTGAGAAGCTGATAGAGCCGAACGGGTCGCCCTTTTCTTTGTAGGCGTTCGCAATCTGGGTGGAGTAGGCTTCAAAGATACTGTCTTTAAGCGCGTCCTCTTGCTGTTTCAGGACAAGGATTTGGTCCCGTACTTCGTCAAGGCGGTCGAATAGGGTGTATGCGTTTCCGGTAGATTTAAGCTCTGTTTTTGTCTTTGTCATTTTTCCATTTCCTCTTTTAGAAGTTTTTTAAGATAGGTAATCGCGTCTAGCGCTTCCTGTTTTTCTTTCGTATAATATTCTATAGTTTCCTTAGTAAAATCGTCTCTCCGCTGTTTGATAAAATAATCGCAGTTTTTTAATTCCGCCTCCGCCGAACTAATCGCGGCGTTAATACCGACCATAACATGAATTTTTATAGTAGTGAATCCCGGCATTTTGCACCTCTAATTCTAATATATCAAGTTATTTGCCCCGTGTCAATACCCTAAAGTAAAATATATTGACGCGGGCGTTGTTTTTCGTCAAAGTTAATTTTGTTCATTTCCTTCAACGCCCTTTCGATTTCGTCAAGTTCCTTGGTTTTTATACGCATTTTACGGATCATCGTTGTCCGGTCTTTTACGCCCGCCGCGATTGCTTCCATAAACTCCGAGCACTTCTTTTGGAACTCGCCGTCATACATATTCTCTGCGGCGAACTTAACCATAAAGCGTATACTAGACCCAACCAGCGCTTTGCCAAAGTCAATATCGCTGGCGATTAGCACCGGCTTCTTGTGGTCGCGGGCGATAGCTATGATCATGGCTATTTTCAAAATGTTCTCTCGGTAGCGCACCCACAGCCCGTCAAACCCGGCTTCGCGGGACGCCTTTATCATTTTTATTTGGTAGCGGAATAAGTCGTCAACCGTTTCTTTCATCGCGCCCAAAAGTACGATTATCTTTTTTTGTTCCACAATATCTGGCGCGGTTTCTAGCCCCACGGGCTTAAAAGTAGCCCAGCGGGATACAAGCGCTTCTGGCGGGTCAAAGTCGTCAGAGTCAAAGTTTGGCTCCGGGAAGTCCACGGCGGGTTTCAGGACAATAAAGCGGCTTAACTCTCCCGACTTAATCGCGCCCGCCCGCATTGCTTCTGCGTAGCTAGATAATGTGGAAGTTCCATATATGCAAAGGTTAGGTTCGTGCAATACGGTACGCTCATTCGGCTGGCTCGCTAGTAACCCGCCTTCATACGAAGTGCCGGAGCACGAATACATTTTCATAAGGGCGCTAGTAAGTTCCCGAAGGTACGCCGGGGACTTCGGGTCAGAAAGCGCTTTCATAAAAAGCCCAAACTCGTCTATGTTGGCGAGTATAGAGGGCCGTTTTTTTAGTTCAAGCATAAGGCCCGGCCCGGTCTTTACCTCGTCCGGCCCAGAGAAAGAGTCGAGCCCTGAAATTTTCAGCAGCTTCTTTATCTTTTGACGGCTGTTGTCTTTCCCCTGTCCAGTACCGGCAATTCCAACCATATACACGTTTGTCCGGGTGTTCAATTTCTGCAACGCATATCGACGCCCGAATACTGCGCCTAGTGCGGCTAAAGTATTCATAATAGTAAGCTCTGGCTGTAGCTGTGACGAGGTGGTGTTTATCCATGACAGGGTGTCTCCCACTAGACCGCCTATGGCGATTTTGGTTTCTATTTCCGGCAAGGGGGGCGCTGACATTTTCGCCTTGAAAGCGCTCAGGTCTACCCCCCCGATATTCGAGAAGTCGAGTTCTTCATACGGCTTTTCCTTGGGCTTGAAGCCGCCCATTTCGGCGAGATATACCAGCGATCCCATGCTAATCCCGCCGCTATCATCAAACCCACCCCATATACGAAACGGTTCGCCCATTTTGTACTTTGATGACCCTCTAGACCAAGTATCCCACATCGTAGCGGGCCACCCGCCCGCGTGTAGCGCCATGCCGACGTTTACCCACGTTTCCCGGTCGTCCGGGTTTACACAGGCCAGCATAGCGTTTACATCATCGGCGGTCCAATCGCTTTCAATAGGGGCGATTTCGCCCCTATTAGAAACGGGCGCTTTCTGCAATGCGAGAATAAGCCGTATAAGCCATTGAGGGGCGTCTACTATTTCGCCCTCGCCCCACTCATACGTTGTTCCATTCGGGTGTGTACTCGGTGGTGCCGCAATATAGCCCCCCGTACCCCGCGTGTCTATGCCGGGGGCAATCTTGTTTATGGTACAGGGGATTACGAGCCCCTTGGGTACGCGGAACAGGTAGTGCTTACCCCCGCCGCCGGTTTTGCTGACTAGCGTATCCGGCAACGATCCGTGGATTTCTTCAAGGGACTTAATAGCCGATTCCCCGCCCCGCCCCGCGTCAACGTCTAGCACCCAAAAGCCGGAAGGCTCTCCCGTGGCGATTCCGATATTTAAATTTGTGCGCGTACCCCAAAGCGCCCGTATGCCGACTTCATCCTTCACCGCGTCATGAAAGCCGTTTTTACATGCCGGGGCTTTTGACCGGGGCAGTAAAGGAAATACCGACCAGCCAAATTTTCCATACTCTAGGGCTTCTTTAAGGGACATTTATTTACCCATTAATTCTTTACGCTTTTCTGCCTGAAACTCTTTTAAGTGCCCCGAACGGCAAGCCAAAAAGGCCGCGTGTTCGGCTTTCCAGTTTATGCCAAAATCATGTATTACCCACTCTTGGATTATCATAGTTCTGTGCTGGTGCGCTATTACCGCCGCCTGTACCAGTACCAAAACACCCAGCGCTATTATCGCCACCCTACTTATCATAATTTGGCCCTTCAAACCCTTCCGCCCCTAGGGGCAAATCTTTACACCATTCCGGCGGGTCTTTCATTTCCCGCAACACGTTTTCCAGCGCCTCTTTATCGTCTTTGCTGACTACATATAAAACTTCATCGTGCGTAGTAGTAGCCAGTTTGTAACCGTAGTTGTCGTCTATGTTTCTAATCGCCCGTGTCAATACCAAATAGGCTAGTTTTTGTATTACGTTTTCAGTGACCAGCCCGCCATACATTTTCCCTTTCCCGTAGCGATAATCTTGCCCGTCCCAATAC